GATAGACTTCCCATAATCTCAATAGCTCTCATGATTGATTGTAACTCACTAGACTTTTGTGCTTTAGCAAGTGGTGATACATATTCAATTTCTATATCTTGACCTGCTAAAAATTCTGGAGCTGGTCTAAATAAATTCTTTCTAAGTATTAATGCAAATGCTCTATCGATTAATGGTTTCAATAATTCAGATTGAAGTCTACCCAAAACTGGTCCAAGCAATCTCATCTTCTCTTCGTTACGTTGGATAACTTCTGTTGCTGTCATTTGTGGACCACTCTGCATCATAAGTTGGTTTACATAGAAAGCATTTCTAATTGAGTTTCTTCTTTGCTCTTCCATGTTTAAACCTAGTGGAGTGTTTGCTCCAATGTTTAATGGTTCAATTCTATCTCTAGTTCCTGCTCTATAAAAATTTAAACCACCTGGTACTGTTCTTACAGGTAACATAAAACCATCATCTGGAACTAATAAAGGTGGATCAACTTGTTTCTGTGCAGACTTGATTGTAGTCTTAGACATTTCATTTAGCATCTTCACGTCTGGCAAAGCCGTCATTGCTGGAGATCTACCATAAATTTCGTGTGATGCTTTTAAGTATCTTGGTACTACAAAAGGGAACTCTCTAAATCCAGATACAGATAACTCATGACCAGATTCTGCATCTAAGTAAATAGATTCAAATGGCATGTTTTGTTTATCTTGTTTCTTCGGATCAAAGTCTGATCTTGGATATACAGCATGAAGTATTTCTACTTCTTCGTATGGATCTTTAGTAGCTGTCATTGATATGTTAGTTGATACATCACCAAACTTTTGCATTGCAGCTCTTGCAGATAATCTAAACTTTCTAAATACTGTATCGATTCTTCCTTTATCATTTTCAGCAATATAGATTTCGTTAATGTGTCTTGTAGAAAATTTTAAAACATCTTCATCATCTTCTTCGATAAACATTGCAGCAGTTCCAAAAGTAATTAGATCATGATACAATTCAAATATTTCTTGTTGAAAGTTAGACTTGTTAAATGCAGAGTACATAACTTCTGTTGCATCTTCTAACCATTCTTTTGCTTCATCCTCATTCTCCATATCGTTTTGTTTGAATCTTAAAGAGAACCAAGGAGTAGATGGGTTAGTCAACATACCATGTAGTGATGCTGCTAATAGTTCTACTGATTGTAATGGTGAGCCATCAAAAATAAGTTCAGTTCTTTTATCACCCTTAGATCTTGTCTTGGTAACATCTGCTTTTCTTGGTTGCATATAGTCTGCAACTTCTTGCCAATGACTTTCCCAATTTTGTCTTTGGGATTTTAATCTGTCATATCGTTTTAATAAATTTTTTGCTTTATCTGTTTGTGCCATTATCTACCTAATAGACTTGGTTTACCTAAAGTCAAGCTACCAGTTACACCAGTAACTCCTGTAAGTATTGTTGGTGATCTTCCTCTAGCTTTTGCTTTTCTTTTTCTTAATAGAATTGAATCTTCAACAGTATCTGTTGCTGCACTCTGTGAAACTTCTGCAGTAGTCGGAGCTGTTACTTCTGGTATTGTAGGAACTGTTGGAGCCTGTACAACTTGATTACCACCACCACCTGTTTCTCTTGTTCCACCTTGACCTACAGTATAATTAGACATTCTATCTTTACCCAAACCTACTTCTACATTAGCTTCTGATTTTGTTTTAGATTTTTTTGCACTATCTGTTATGTTTTTAATAATTGCACCAGCTACTCCACCTTCTTTAATAAATGTACTTAATTCATTTCTTGATGAAGTTTTTTTTGCATCTTTTGCAGTTCCTGTTTTACCTGTCTTAGTAACTAAACCTGCTGGACCAACTCCACCACCACCACCACCAGTCGAACTATTAGATCCCATAATTATTTTCCAAATGTTAAAGAAGATTTAGTTTCAGATTTTAATTCTGATTTAGATTGAGACTTAACTTCTTGGTTAATACCTACACTATTATCTAAGTCATCCATGTTGCTAATAACTTTTTTTACTGCAGGTTTCTTTTTTGTAAATGCTTTTTTAATTTTATCTAACATCTTATGCTCCTAATAATTTTTTCTTTTTAATTGTTGTTTTATTATTTGTAAGTAATCCACCAGAAGTTACTACTGTTCCACTTCTGCCTATTCTCATTTGTTTTTTTCCTATTGATGCGTACTTAATAGGTTTGCTTTTTGGTGTTATTGTATTTACAGTTTTAGGTTCTGATTTTTTTTTAACACTTACAACTCTACTTGTAAATCCTGGAGCAGTTATATTTTTATCACTAAGAGTGCCATCTTTTTTTAAAAGACCATGTTTTTTAAACATTGGAACTAAAACATATTTTGCATATGACATATTATTCTCCTAATAAAGTTTTAAGTTTAGTTTCTTCAGATTCTTGTATGCCAAGTGGTCCAGTAAGAATTGTAGACTTTCTACCTTTTCTTCTTCTCATTATTGCATCTTGCTCAGATTTAATTTTTGCTTTTTCCTCTGCTGACAATTCTGCTTCAGGGGGTTCAGGCAAAGGTTGCACAGGTGGCAAAGCAGGTGTTTTTGGTTTGAATATTGATCCCATAATTAAATAATCCTATAATCATTATCTGCTACACTTTGTGGAGCCGATTGTCTAGTATTTAATTCTTGCAATCCAACTGCCAGGTAACGCATAGCATCACAAGCGTGTGAACTCCAATCATGTACAGGTTTCGATCTAAACATTCTATTTTTGTCGATGTACTTCCTGTGGTAATGTCTTAACGCATCTATCAAACTTTTGCAATGGTCTATGTCAAACCAGCATCTGTTGAGCAACATGGTTACAGCGTGTATACCTTCTTCTACTGGTAGCTTCGGTACTACTTTAAAACGCACACCTAATTGGTAGGCTATCTCTCTTCTGGTCTTTCCATTGCCGAACTCTTGCACTTCAATGTCATGTGGTGCGTAATGTTCTTTGTAGATGTAAGGTTTTTCGTTTAGCAACTGTATGTAGTGTGGTAAGCCATGACCTCTCTCTTCATGATAATCTATTACTTGTATTGATGTACCTTTTTGTTGAAAGAATATAATGCTACTGTGGTCTGCGACACCGAGATCCCATGCAGTTGAGACAGGCAAAGTGGGATCGTAGGGAACTCTAGCTAACTGGTTCTTATCATCTAGCTTAGCTACTTCTTCTCCGTATATTGCACCTTCAATGTTGGCAATCCAATCACATTCAAATTCTTGTAGGTACTTCTTTTCACCCATAACTTCTCTTGCTTTTTCTAATTCTTCTGGATCTACAATCTTTGTCTGACTTGCTTTAGCTTTGTAGTTAAACCAATCTTCTGCACCATTGGCGTGTTGGTATAAATCATAGAAGTTGTTGTTCATTCCAGCAGGTGTACCAATAAATACACAATATCCTTTTCTGTCTGACAATGCTGGTCTAATTATTTCTGCAAAGAGTTTACCATCAATGTTAGCATATTCATCTATGACACATCCATCTAGGTATATACCTCTTAACCCATCTGAGTTTTCTGCACCAAGCAATGTTATCCTACTGCCATTAGGTAGATCAACTCTTAGTTCTGTTTCGTTAAACTTAGTGTTTGGTATCTTTGCTGTGAACTGTTTCATGTAATCCCAAGCAATAGACTTTGCTTGTTTGAAGGTTGGAGCAATGTAAGCAAATCTTGGATTCTTATGTTTGCACATTAATGCTGATCTAATCAAATGATTGATCATACATACTGTTTTGCCAAACCTTCTGTGGCACACGAGAACACTCCATCTGTATCTATTGATCTGTTGATGTAAATAAGATTGATGTTTTCTCGGAGTATAAGGGATCTTGATATTCATTAGTGTACCATCTTAGATCTTTCTCTGTTATCTAATGGATTATAATCTACACCTAATGTCATCATTACATAATCAGTAAACAGCTCTGCTGCTATCGCATTAGGGAGACCAATAAATCTAATAACTACATTGTTTGTTTTCTTATCAATATAAGCAATACAATCTAAATCTTCGGTATTAAGATAATCCATATACTACATCTAGTGTATTTAAGTTTTGAAACAATAAAAAAAATAAAATTTGGAAAAGTGTTAATAAAAGGGTGCAGGGTTGTTTATGGGGGTATGTGTGTATGGGTGTGTCTGTTGGAAAATCCCATGTATATATATATACTATTGGCACGGCACAAATTTGGGGGTAGGGGGTATATCGTTCTATAAATATATCTAAAACTACAAGATAAATAGGTATTGATAATTTATTGTTTCTACTAGTTATTCCAATAACTGTTAATTATCGGAAATATATAGGTCAATACTACTGACCGATAGTTATGACGCATAAAAAACTTTGAGGCGTTGATATAAATAAATAACATCATTTGAATATCTTTTAATTTTCTCTAATCTTTAAAACATTAGAACAATTCTAATCTATAAACTGCGTCATTATGTCATGTTCTATTAATTAACCAATCAATTAAATTAAACGAAACAAACGAAACAAAGGAAACAATGAAAACAATTAAAATAGAATATCAATCAGTTTGGCTTAAACCCCAAACATTTGAAACTGATAATATGAAAACAGCAATAGAAATATGTGAGCAAGGTATAGATCAACAATATCTAGTTTATGTAAATAATGAAAAATATAAATCAATGAGAAGTTTAGGAAAGTCGATTAATCTAGATGATTTATAAAATATTATTCTTTGTATTTACTACAACTTTTTTAACTTCATTAATGCTTTATATCTTGCATTTATGGAGCGTCTAAGGGTGCGTCAAATATATACAAGACAAACAAAACAAAAACAATTATAACAATAAAAAACAAATAACAAAGGGGAAACAATGACACAAAAAGAAACAATAAAAATAATCAAAGACGCTTATAATTCTTTAAGAGTTTTAAACAATATAGATTGGAAATCATATAGAGATGATATTTACAATCTTGAAAAGCAATATGAAAAAAATCATAGAAACTATTGCAGCGGTAGAGAATTTAATATTTCTATAGATTTATCAGCAAAATTATTTGTTGTTCAGCATATTGCATCAGCTCTTAAAGGTACTAGACATGATGTAAAAAGCTATATCTATTTAAAACAATCTATATTTTTAGCTGAAAGTTTAGTGATTAATTATGAAGATAAAATCAAAGAAGCATTAAAAGAATTTGATCTTGATCAGTTATGCAATCTTGATTACTCATTTTTAATAGAAAAAAAAGCAGCATAATAAACCAATAGGAAAGGATAAAAACAAATGAGCAAAGGCGAAAAACTAATACTACTTATATCGGGTGAAGTATCAATAGCACCTAATTTTTTAATGGAAGATAGCAATTTCGTTAAACAAGCTAAAAAACTAATAAAACAAAAACTAGATTTTTACACAATAAAAGACAAGCTAGTTGATTGGTGTAACAATAATTATTAAATGAATTGGCAAGATAAGATTATTAAAAAAGTAAATGAGAAAGCCAAAAAAGAGGGTGTGAGGTGCGACTGTTCGCACCCTTTTTTTCATAGAATAATTGCAATACAAAACAGTAAAGAAAAAACAATAAGACAATATAAACAAAAAAACAGGGGGAATAAATGAAGTTTAAACCATATGATAAGGTTGAAGTTAATGGAAATAAAGAAGCTATAATTTTAAATCATTATGAGGGTAATATGTACGAAGTAAGATTGTGGTCTGGATTACGCCATGTTGGAGATATTACAGTAGATAAAAGAAATATTAAATTAATAAAAGAAAGTGAGGAATAAATGCCAAAATACACAGTAAGGGAAACATACACCAAAGCAGATGTTTGGTATGATGTAGAGGCTAATAGTAAAGATGAAGCAATACAAAAAGTTAGACAATTAAACGAACCAGATGATGAGGAAACAGGTTGGGATAAGTTTGTTGAAGCAGAAGAAAGCGAGGAATAGATGAAACAATATATAAATTTAGATTTTGTAAAACCAAATAAGGATTGCAATAGTTGTGACAATATAACAGACAATGAG